ACACCCTCTTCTGGTGGAAGCAGATATCCTTTAATTGTTCCGACAACATCTGAGGTTTCACCTCTTACAGTTGTACCTTTCCCATCATTTCCTTTAACTAAAGAGTCAATGTATACTGTGATATCTACACCAAGATGATCTGAATTCACTTTCACCGTTGTGAAAGCATTATCACAAGTAACCCCGCCAGGAATTACCATAGAACCTTCTTTGAAGAGATGGCTTCCGAAAGATTCTATTTGGTTTTGTAAAATTGACTGAAGACCTGTTAATTCTCTTGCCTGAACTGGGTATCCAGGCTTAAAAAGAACTCTATAAAAATTATCATCCTTATCAAAATCATCATAATAAGGATTTACGTTTAGGTTTGTCTTCTGTGGCATGGTTTAAAATTCCAGTATAACTTTGATGTCTTCCTTTTGGCGGGAGTTCCTAGAAATGCTAGGTCTATTGTCTAGATAAATTAAATCTCCTGATCCTTTATTTATCTCTGGACTTGCCAATCCACTAGTGAAATTAACACCCAGATTTATCAACTTGGTCCCTGTTGGATTTGTACTGATTCCAGAGAATCCAGTATCAATGGAACCATTGAAAGATGAATTTTGTCCGCTAACTAAGTTTGCGGATGACTCAAAACTATAAACTCTACCATTGGTAGATATTCCAACATAGTCCTGCTGGTCAAGTGTTGTCTGGTTGTAGAACAAAGACCTATCTTGGAAATATTTTAAAACTTTGGTTTCACTATCCCAAGAAGCAACATAACCATATGCTCTACCGACCCCACCAGAAACGACCTGTTGAATTTTTTCACCAACAACAGGAGTTCCTGTAATCGAAGAAAACTTCAACGAATATAATCCACTAAAAGTATTATTTGTATAAATTTGGTCAGTTCCAACAGCAGTTGGATTTTTTACAATACCAACTTGAGCAAAACTTGTATCAACTGGGAAGTCTTTAGTGGAATCATCAAATCTTGCATAAACTAAAACCTTATCAGTTCCCAATTCACTGTAAACATCATATCCATGACCTTTTGATGGTGGTATGATAGGAACTAATTTCGCACTAGTTCCAGTTGTATTTGAGTTAATTGAACCCAAATCTACTAGTGCGTAACTATAATCTTTTCCACCAGAGGTAACAACAGTATTTGTAATCTTTCCACCTTCTACATCAACTCTAACTCTACCTCCAGTTCCATCTCCAATAATGTCTAATTCCTGTCCCAAACCATTAGAGTAGTTTGAACCAGATTTCTCAATGTAAACAGTTTTAATTTGATTGGAGTTTACGGAAGAATCCCCAGATTCTCTTACAGATCTAATTTGAGAATCGGTTGATGTTGCCCAACCATTAGGAACTGTAATATACTCTGTAGAATCAAATTTAATAATATCGCTAGGGGAAATAGTAAACAGATATTTCCAAATATAACCGTCTCCACTATCACCTGCTCTAGATGGTTCTAAGTCGGTGAAAGTTGGTTCATCTTGTGATATATTTCCTTTCAGATTTGTCCCATCAGAACCATTTTCAATACAAACATAAACTCTATAATCGGAGTTCATTACATAATAATTAGCATCATAGAGTCTTGATGCGTTTGTTAATGGTGAAGGATTTAGGATGCTATAATCATCCCTGTACATTTCATATCTATTTCCTGCTGCCCAATCAATTCTTTTAACAATTCTTCTAATATTAGCGGAAGATATCTTCTTTCCATACAAAACAACATCACCTGCATGACTGTTGTAAGAAAAACTATCAACAGGTGCCGGTGGATTTGTGTTCCACGTAGAGGTCCTGCCATATCCAGTGATAGAAGGATTTGGTAGGCTTACTGTAATGTAATATGAATTAGAAGACGCTTCAACAGAATCTACAAAATTACTGGCATTCAGAATTCTAAATTTATCAGTAACAAGTGCTGGCATTTTGAACTTTTTTTATGTATTTATATCTGGTTACGGGGTGTTAGAAAGTTTTCTAATCGAACCATTATTTCTATAACCAAAATCTCTTCTTTGGATTGTTGGGAAAGTTGACAATCCAGAGTCTACAACCAATCCAGTTACACCAATAGAAATTGGATTTGTTCTGGATGCATAGTTGTAAATTCTTCCCCAAGAGATGTTTCCGCCAGATGTAGTTGTTATTCCAACAACATTGCTGTTTGTATGAATATTGCAGATAATTTCAGCATCTGGACCATTGTTTGTCTTAGAATTGACAATGTAAATGTTATCTAAGAATCTTGTTCCTATTCCAACAACGGAACTATCTTCACTGTTGACAGAAGTTACGCCAGTGCCAATTGTTGTGTTATAGACAAGTATTGGATAACCTGCCTGCAAATCATTAGCATCAGCAGCATTTGCTCTGAAATTAATCTTCAGTGCGAGGGGATGTCCACCTGTTCCTGTTGTTGTGGTTATTCCTGTAATAATTCCAGAGAATCCCTGAACATTTTCAATGGAACTAATAGTTTCCTTAGATGCTTTTGGAACTTCTATTATAATTTGTGGTGGGTTAGACGTGGTGTATCCGAAACCAGCATTTGTAATATTGACAGAAACCACGCTACCATTCAAAATTGTTGCCGTTGCGGTGGCAGTTGTTCCAACACCAACACCAATAACTGATGGAGCAGAGAACTTAACTGGAACTGATGTTGTCGAATATCCAAGACCAGGATTGGTGATTGTTATCGACGAAACTGTTCCAGCAGCAGAAACGGTTGATGTAAATGCTGCAGATACTGGGTCAACAGAATCTATAATCAACGCTCCAAAAGTATCAATTGTAATTCCATAATTATTTTCCTCATAGTTGAAGAATTGTGCATCGTCTACAAAGATTTCGGATGTTGTAGTGTTTAAATCGCCAATAATTCTTGCTGTTGGATAAATTCTTGGTTCTAAAGAATCTCTTGTCTTGTAGATGATGTCACCTTTCACATATTTGTCAACTTTTTGTTTGGTCCACTCAATTGGTTTGAATGTAACTTCATCAATTCCATTACCAACGTAAATGTCAGTTTCAATGCTATCGGAACCGAAAATATCAGCAATACTTCTGCTACGGAGCTGACTTACTGTAGACTCATAAAGCGGATGCTTATTGACAAAAACATCATCTCCAATCTTAACTGTTTCATTGATATCAACCAATTCAATATCTACACCATCTTGACCGAGGTAGAAGAAAATATCAACTTTGTCAGACTCTTTTGGTGCTTCAGTGAATGTAAATGACGTACCGCCATTAAACTGATATGCAACATTAGGTTGCTGCAGAACACCATTAACGAATATCAGGAGAAGAGAATCCAAGTCAATTGCGCCAGATAAAGGATTATCTGGATCAATTTCGAAACTTAATAGTTGACCAACGTAGTAAAGTGGGAATCTTTTTCTGCTTCCATTTTGTAAGAACTGTATGCTATCAATATAATCAGTTTCACCAAATGACCATGCCGAGAATCTGTCATTGAATGTTTCTACAACTTCGAGTTGGAATTCTGATACGGGTTGCGCGAAACCAAGAGCAGTAACAAGACCAACTGGTTTGAATACATCACCAACTTGGAAAGAATATCCAGGTCTGGTTATTTCGAAAGATTCTACCAAGAACAGAGTGGAACCAATGCCAACATTGGTGCTGGCAGATCCAATCTTAACATTCATAAGAAGATTTTCTCCAGTATCAGTTGTTGGTCCAATACCAAGTCTAGAAACACCAACTATCTCTAAGTTTTCATAAATTGGCTCAGGTATTCTGATGTATGGATCGACATATCCACTGCCACCATCATTAATTACAAATCCAAGAGTACCACCTGCCCCAACAACTGCGGAGATACTTGCTTCAGTTCCAGTGTGATTTGCATCAGTTACAGCAATAGAAACGGGCTCTCTATATCCAGAACCAATGTTGAGACTATAATGTGGGTATACACTACCAAGACCGACATAGTAATGAGTTATTGTGCTTGGTCCAACATTAATATTTAATTTTGTGGACGATAGAATATTAACAATATCAAGGGAACGGTCATGGTCTGGGAAGATTGTTGTTGTAATTCCAGAACCACTTGGGCAAGTAAATGCCAAACCGACGAGTTTAACTCTATCACCACCTTCCAATCCATGGGCAGATGAAGTTTCGACTTCAAGAATACCAGAAATCTTATTGTATGCTGCTGTTGTAATTGCTACTGGAGTTCCAACAGTGTGAATGCCGACAATATTGGTAATTGTTCCACTTCCATCCAATTCTGCTCTTACTTTAGCACCAACAAGTGGAGCATATCCAAGACCAGGTGTAGAACCAAGAGAAACAATCATTCCTCCTCTTGGAAGTTGATTTTGATTTATATCAAAATCAGACTTAATGTATGTTCCATCTGTAGACGTAATTCCAGTAAATACGATACTGGAAATACCAGCAACATTATCATTTTCAAACTCATAGTTATTTCCAGTATTGTTGATTGTTGTTGGTGTCTGGAATACCCCATTGATAAAGACAATTCCATTTCCAACTTCAACACCAGATGTATTGATACCCTGTGCAGTCATTGTATAAGTTCTTCCAATACCAGTAAATTGGTCTGAAATATCATCAAATAATACATTGGTATCATAGTTTGATCTTAAGAAAGTTCTTCCTGAATATTGTGATCTCACATAGGGAAGATTACTTTCGTTTCTTCTTGCTCTTGTATTTCCTCTAGGAGCTTCAGCAAAGAATACTTTATTCTTGACGATATTGATAGCACCTCTGTAAATCTGTACAGTTGAACCATCATTGTGAGATGTTGCTGTGCTTCCAAAAGATGCTCTTACAACAGATA